AAAGTTACCAAACCCTATATGCATGCATGTATTTCCCCCTGTTTAGTGCCAGTAAACTTTTGTTTAGTGATAGTAAACAACGAAAGCAAATAAAAAGCCTTCTTCTGAAGGCTTATGTTTTATACTCCTGAAGATACGCTTACCCAGGCAGTGCCATCCCATACATATGTTTCATGCGTATCACTTGCATAGTATACTGACCTGTTCCTGCATAAGCGTTTTGTAGGTCTGTCAGCAAGCAATCCATATACAGGATTTGTACCAAAGGCTACAACATCAATGGAGTTGTTCGGATCAAGTACAGGATTATCATATTTTGTTTTATCGTTGTAATATGTTCTGTATGTATATTCCTTGACCTCGAACACGTATCTGCCTGTTGCTGCAGCAGGTCTGTACAGGAAGTAAGCATCATTAATATTTGCAAGACCAATACCGGTATTGAGTCCTTCAACTGTCAAATGATTTACAACGATCTCAGACCAGTCTGCAGCATTCACATCACCAGTATGATAACCAGCATCATGCAGCATGATCAGATACTGTCCAGTCCTGTTTCCGAGTCTGGTATAGAACACAGATAATGACTGAATGCTACCACTTGAATGTTCAAACTGTACAAGTCCTACATCATTCACGGATGCACCTACCTGTTCAAGGTGGATAGTTCCTGCTCCGATACCATTGCAGTTATAGAAGTAAACTGGATAACGATACAATCCCCATTCTACATTGAGCAAATGAATTTCAGGACGTTCCTGACCTACAATGTAGAAACCATAGTCAGCAGTTCCAAATACAGGATTGTCAAAATTTACAACACTGCCAGTTGGTGAGGTGATGTAAATATTGGTGAAGATATTACCTGAGCAGTAATCATCCTCGAACTTGATACCAGCATGACTGAAATCCTGAATTTCAATCGTATCAAAGTGAACACTGAACGGTGCTCTCAGATTGGCTGTTGTGATTGGAGAAGGATTACCGTAATAATTATCGGAAGAAATACCAGTTCCGACATGTCTGATCCATAATTTAGTGTGCTTTGTTCTCTGATTCTGGTAGGAATCATCTGATGCATATGTATATGTAACAAGTGCAATATATCTGCCTGCTGATGCATTTGATACATCAACACTTGATGCATACTGAAGTCTCAGATTTTCAAGATGAGACCATGCACCGCACATTACTATGGCACAGCCTGCAGATGCTGGAGTGCATTCAATGATCGTATTGAATCCAGCACCTCTGATGCATCCTGTTTTCATATGCAGCGGACGTGTGGTCTTGTATGTGCCTTCAGAGAGATATACAGATTTGCCAGCATCCAGTAATGCCTGAATGGCATCGGTATCATCTGTAATACCATCGCCAATAACACCGAAATTCTTTGCATCCACCAGATGAAGATTATCAACCTCATTAGAAAGATCAGTGATTGCCTGATTTGCAAGATTAATTCGTTCACCCAGTGCGGTATCAGCATCGGCAAGAGTCTGATCAGCTGTCTGCCTGTTCTCAATTTCTGTATCAATGCGGTCACCCAGTGCTGTATCAGCATTGATCCTTGCCTGTGTTTCATCGGCAAGATCAGAGAACAGATCATTCAGATCAAATATAGGTGTCCAGTAACCGGTATCTGTGATCTGAATATTATCAGGTACTGGCTTGGTGCTGATATATGCGATTCCTGTAGCAGGATCAATGACCACAGTGTTTGCCTGATACTGCCTTGTAATGTTCCACTGAATAGGATCAGCATATTTCAGTGATGCATTATCAATGACGAACTGCAGTCCTTCCTTGACTTCCATCAGCTGCTCAATGATTCGGTCAAGGTTAATATCATGGTAGTTTGTGTAGGGAAAGTTTTCATAGAGTGCCATAAAGTTACCTCCTAGTAAACAGACAGGCAGAACTGATATTTGAACTCATCAACGATGATCTTATAGATACTGAATTTCTGGCGAAGCTGAATTTCTTCCGTGATCATCTGCTGTGTGGTAGTCACACCAATGTTGCCCTGCTCAATTCGTTCATAGTGCTGTGTTGCTTTTCCTTCATTCTTGTTGGCGGGATTGAGTGTATCTGAATTAAATCCGGCAACACTTCCTGTGCCTTCTGAGTCTGATTTGATATCTGCAGTGATTTTGCCGTCTTTATTCCATATGGGATTATAATCGGAAGTCAGTGCCTCATACATAAGAGTCCAGCTTTTTACTCTTGATGCACTCCAGAACTTGATCTCTTCTCTGAATACTTTGGGATCAGGAATGCATACTTCCATCTCAGCACACTGGGCAAGGATCAGTCCTGTCAGAACTTCTTTGCTAAGTTCAGATGGAATGCTGAAGTCATCAAAAATCTCTTCATTCCATCGATACAGACCCATCACTGAGATCACTGCTCTGTGTGCCATAGTCATGCTCCTTTCTGAAGTCTACTGTGATCTGCCCAGACAGATCAGGAAATACACGTTCAACCTCCTCAATGCTGCGCTTCAGGCAGTCAAGCCACAGTTCAGCTTTGGAGTAGGTTGATTCATTGTTGCTCTGTACTTCCTCAACATTGACCCTTTCCTTTTTCTCAACAGGATTATTAGCAATACCAATATCGGAATCAAACATGCATTCTATCTGTTTTAATGCTGATATCAGCTGATCACCAAGATAGACCTGATTCAGATTCTGAATGAATGTCTGCCATCTGGGATTGCCCTCATCATCGAACAGATTTTTATCAACAAATACAGCAGGCTCTCCGGCATTGATCTTATCAAACATGACTTTGAATGATTCAGCCATGGTTTTGTTGTCAGCACCGAAAACATAAGACAATTTGCTGTTAACAAGATTTACAGCAAGTGATTCCATGGTAAGTGCCATCATATCAGCATATTTGGTGACAATATCAGTAATACCAAGGAAGTCAGGTGTAAGCATGATCAGTGCGCCATCCCTGCCGATCGTTCTCACTTCCTGCTTGCCATATCCAAGATATGGATTGGTTACAATGAACTCTTTTGGTCTGTAGAATACATTGAAGCCTCTTAGCGTGCAGTGCTGAGGAATGATTCCATATCCATAGTCTGTATCAAGCACTGCTACATATCCAAGACCATACAGTACATACAGGAAGTAATTCTTATCCCATGTATCGGGCAGAGTCCAGTCAAATACGCTGACAGCCTTCTGAAAAAGATACCGTGCGAAGAATGCCCTAGTCGCATTATCTTTGCAGTGAACAGTAGACGGATCGCGCCTGCCGTTATAGATATTGAGGAAATCATAGTTATATGTCTCCATAAGTTTTCCTCCTCTTTATAAGTTTAGCAGCCAACCACCATTTGAAGCGATCGGCATACTCCTTGTTTGAATAGATGAAACCTTGGAAATTGCCTGCAGTCCCATATACCCAGTTATTTGCTCTGTATCTGGTGCGGTAGCTGAACAGTGGACCTGACCAGTCAGATTCACTGCATTCAATGTATGAACCATCGTCAGATATATATTCCACATTGCACACATGGCCGTCAGCAAAGCAAGCAACAGCACCCAGTTTTGGTTCTTGTCCCACATTCATCCCTGCTGCCTCTGCTGCAGGATACCACAATCCTGCGTCAATAGCAGGCAGTCTTGGATCGATCTCATCCTGTAACTCCTGCCATCTGCCCCATGACCATCCAACACAGTTAGGCAGAGTGCACCCGTCAAATGGTCTGCCTGCTGATCCGTTTCCCTGAATACATGGGGATACACCTCCATAGGCTGTCTGTGTCCACCAGTGTGACAGATCGTCAGGCAGCTGCGTGCATGGTGTAAAATGCTCAGCCATATAATGCCACCCATGTTAATGAAAGTACATCAAATGTCAGCAGGACAATGATGACCAGATACAGTTTTTCAATTTCATCATTCATAATAGAAACCCATCTCTAAATAGTTTTTGATCATAGTATGTTCCTGCAGTGTTCCTGTGATATCAACATCAGCATTCTGACATTCCATATAACCACCAAGTGAGGCAGGTGTTGCCGTTCTGCACAGAGGTCTGCCCAGTCTGTAATTGTTCTCATCCACCAGATGCATGAACTGACAGTACAGTGTTGGCACTCCGTAAAAGGAAGCATAACTTCCTGAACTGCCCATGCTCTGAGGTATTGGTCGCATTGTATTGATTGCGGATACGATTCCAGTAAACAGCCCCGTAACACTTCCAAGCACTCCTGAAGCAATTCCACTGACTGCGGAAGCTCCGGCATTGAAATAATCACGGAACACAGCGTTCAGCTGGATAGGTACTCCTACTCTGGTTTCAACCCTTGTCAGCAGATGTTCCATTGAAGCATTACCGCATCCGATATCAGCAACACCAATACCTGAGGTAACATCAACATGATACTGACAGTACAGTGTTGAATAGTTGCACGCAACGGATGGATCAACCTCAAATGTGCCAAAGGGCGGTATCATCGCTGTGATCCTTCTGTATACTGCGTTCATATAGTTACCTCTCCATCCAGCATCCGGATGCTGAGGCATTGCCAGGGAAATAGTCCCAGAGAAGAAAGCACGATTTGATGATATCAGATTTCCTGCAGCATCAGGCATTGTCAATCCACCAAGTATGATATTTGAATATGCTCCGATGGGCAGAGTACCATAGGAAACAGGAAACCACACACATGATTTGATATAACTGAATGGATCGATCAATGCCCTCTGGAGATTAAAGGTGGCATCATCCGTGCTGAACTCATTGCCCTCTGTAACAAACTTTTCATTCAAGTCCATCAGCAGATTGATCATATTTGACTGATCCACTGCGTAATATGCCAATGATCCATGTGTAGGCACATCTGATCCTGCTACACCGATTACATATACTCCTGAAGCAGGGTTTTCCGTGAATGGATCAGTACCATATACATTCTGATATGTGCTGTTTGTTTTTGCAGGATATGTATTGTCAATAATGTTTCCGTCATATGCATTGGATGCTCTCATGATATAAAGCTGAGTTGATCCGATCACATCCCTGTAAGTAGCCAGTGCATCTACTGACATTGATGCACTCCACAGCCTGTTATCAGTCCATGACCATTCATCAATGAAGTAATAGCGTCCGTATGCAGGAATAAATGCATAGTTATAATCAGGTGCTGTATCAGTTCCTATGTCCAATGTGATCACCGGTGCAATAATAGATGAATCATGCTTCAGCACACAACCGAAAGAAGTACCGCTGCCAGCAGGAACAGCGGTGCTGTTTTCCTTTTTGCTGAAACTGTATAGATTTACTGTGAACATATTACCTCCTTAATAAAGGGATGCAGGGAAAATGAGGTAAAGCCCTGCACCCCTGTTTACAGGATCAGTCAAGGCAGAACACAACCACATTTTCAGTGTTGTCATTCCACCAACGTCTGGTTTCATGCCAGTACTGGTTATAGTAACCACCGCGGGCATTGAAAGGCGTAGCCTGTGACCACTGGTTAACATTTGTAATGCCGATAGCCTCATCATCGAATACCACACCTACAACAACAGATGAGTTGATAGCTGCGGTAGTGATCGCAGAAGCAGCCGTTCCTGCAGTACCTTTGTTCAGATAGTTAACAGTAGTATTGATCAGTGCAGGATTGGCAGCATCCATCCAGAAGTTCAGCTTCTCATAGTCCATTACCTTAAGATACTGATCATGGAAAGTATCAGACATTGCCATCATTGCTGACTGGTTGATAAAGTCAGACAGGAAGTAAGCATGCTGATTGCGGATCGGTGTATGTCTGAGCAGTGTTTTGGCTGCCAGATCAGTTCCAACAGGGTTCAGGTGATACATCTGTGTGCGGTCTGTCATTCTGTCCATGATAGACTGCATGCGAGCGAAAACCCACTGCATGAAAGGCCTGTAGTTAGCAGGAAGCAGTACGGTCACTGCAGTCAGTGACTGACCTGTGGCTGCATTGTACTCCGTCAGCAGATGTACTACTGATCCTGTATTGTTCAATGTGATCGTGCCTCCGATCAGGTTGACCAGTGCACCTCTTGCCATGCTTTCGCGCACCTGTTCAAGCTGATCTGATGCGTTGCTCATGATCATTGTCAGGAAGTTACCGAACTGCTCCGGTGAATTGAATGCAGTATCAAGCTGGTCTTTCCAGAGGGTCAGATGTTTCTGATAGGTCTGTGATCCATAGAAGTTGGACTGCAGTACCTCTGGCTTGTTGATAACATACTGATCAAGTGTATCACCATCAGCCAGTTTTGTTCCGGAGGCATTCAGCAGTCTGTTATCCTGCTCAAGAGGCTTATCGATCGGATTAAGTTTGCGTACATGATTGCCCCACTGGATTGCATCCTTTTCCAGTCCCTGAAACTTAGCACTGTAAGGGCGGTAACTGAAGATAGTTTTACTCAGTACCTGTGAGATCGCTGTAGTGAGAGGATCATATCCGTTCCTCAGTGCCATCTGTGCAAGTGTAGTAAAGTCTGAAGTGTTTGCAGTGGCTGTGCCTCCCTGGGCTTTCGTAACCACCGCATTTGCTACTGAATAAATATCAGTAATAGTGAGATCATTGATTGCCATGACTTAGCGTCCTCCCTTCATAGCTTTCATCAAAATATCATCTGTGGTTTCTGCCTGCTCAGTAGTACCACTGTTCATAATGTTCATTGCATTTATGCTCTTCCTCATCTGCTGAAGTTCAGCAAGGATAGCTGCCTGAGTATCAGTTTTTTCATTTGATTCCTCCTGTTTTGGAGCGGGTTTTTCTTCAGCAGGTTTCTCCTCAGCAGGTTTTTCCTTTGCAGGTTCATTCAACTTCATAATTTCTTCTTTTGTGTAACCTGCGTCGATAAGTTTAATAATTTCTTCCAGTGTCATATTTACCTCCTATAATGACTTAAATTTCCCTTTAATGCAGTATAAAATCTGCTACCAGTGCTTTATGGTCAGAGCAAGTAGTGTCTATGGTATAACCTCTTACCAACTCAATATTTTGAGTATAGAAAAAATTATCAACAGGCAAGATTTTTATGGTTGCTGAATCGTTTACGTTTATAGTGTTTATAAAATTATTGTAAACGGGATCTCCCCAAAAATAACCCTGTAAAGAATTAAGACCTGCATTCGTCATGATAGCGACATCATCTTTAGCAATAGCCAGTCGCTCTTCCACTGTGTTATACGCTGGCTCGGATTCTCTGCTACTGTCGAGTGAGATGTTAAAATCTCCACCGATAATAGCATATTCTATGCTGTTATCATTTATGTAATTTATGATCTTATTAAAGTCAGTAATCCGTAAAGTTTGTGAAGACAGTGGTAAATGTACGCATATAAAATGAACAACTTTTTTCCCTATCATCATTATATTATCTGTTAAGTGCCTTGATTCACCGTCAACAAAATACTTTATATTTTCGTATCCGATAGGGAAAGCACTGTATTGCATTTGTGCGCACGGGTCTCCGGCTGTTTTTCTGAAGTTAATTGTGCGGTATGGTTTTAAACCGTCAAACAGAGAAACGCTTGTCATTTCTTTATTTTCGTCGAAATATTCATCCCATTCCGTGAACATGTATATATCTGCATTTGCTTCCCTAAACACATCTTTGAAGCCTCTCAGCATTTCCATAGTACCAGCCGGATTTGCGCTTGCGCCCATAGAGAAATTCCCACAGTTCAGAGTAGCTACTCTTACTACATCCTTAGTGCCTTCGTAGCTTAATTGCGTCAGAGGACTACCCTCAACTAAAACGGGACGCATTTTAAAACCGGAAGGGAACGTGTAGCCGTTAGCTATCCTCATGTACACAGAATACTGTCCTGTGTTTGAAACCGTGAACGCAGTGTATTTATATTTTTCAAACGCATAAATAGTTCCTATTGATGATACTCCTCGTATATCAAGTCTATAACTGTTGGCTGATGGCATTACATCTGAATTACTCGCAAGGACATAAATAACGCCTGCACGCAATGTAATAGGCTTGCTTTCGAGTGTCACCCTTTTTGTGACTACACCAGACGTTGTGTTTGTTCCATATACCGAGATAGTACCATCGTTATTATTCGTGAATGTTATGCCACTTGTGGCATTTGATCCGATCAGTCCATCCTCAGCTATCAGATTGTCGATTATATATGTGCTTAAAGAGTTTTTTAAGTTATCAACATCATCAGCCAGTTCCTGATAATCTGAAGGAACGTCAGGGATTTCAGACCTCAGTTTTTCAATGGCACCGTACAGTACATCACCCATGTTATAAAGATCATTCAACGTTATTTTATTCATCACTTACCTCCGCCAATGGCTTGCTTGTGCAGTATGCCTTCCATGCTCTGCGGTCACCATTGAAAACATTTGAATCGAGCGGACTGCCCTGATACTGCCAGATCGCCCATGTCGGATAGCCTCTGAACACTGGTCTGTAAACTCCCCAGTGTGCTACCCACAGACCATAATCATACATATACAGGATACGCATCTTGTATACATCAGCTGCGCTGCAGTATATCAATGGCTTAACTCCAGTTACTTCCTGCACTCTCTGACACCATCTTAGCGCCCATGTTTCAGGATAGTTAAGCGATACTCCTTCCCAGTCCAGTGCATAGATGCATTTACCTGCATGATGCCCTACTAAGGAAAGGAACCAATCTGCCTCAGCCTCAGGTGTGTTACCAAGGTCAGGTCTTGCGTAATGATAGAAACCATATAATTTCTTCGCCTTCTTCACTGCGTTGTAATGCTGATCCAGTCGCGGGTCTTTGTAGCCGTTGCCTTCTGATGCTTTGATGATAACAAAATCTTTGTCAAGCGGAGTTACTGCCTGCCACATAGACACATCATATCCGTACAGCATCATTCACCTCCGAGCCGATCGATCAGTTTCTGCATGACAATGGTATTGTTCTGAATTGCTTTGGTCAGTTCACTGACTTCCTGCCTGTGGTTTTCATCCTGTTTCTCCATGCGAACATAGAGCATAATACATGCCACAATCGGAAAGCCAAGCGATCCGATCAATTGTGCAGCTGCTGTGTAGTCCATCGCTCATCCCTCCTTATAAATAAGGTAAAGGCTTCATGGTGCATCATTCCATGCCCGCCGATTCCGTCGGCTGATACTGGGCTGCCTTTACCTTACTATTAATATATCAAATAATTAAAGAAAATACTTCTCAAACAGGACTAAACTTGTAGCATCCTCAAAGTATATATTATCGTTAATATACTTCATAAAAAGAAAATCATACTTTGCCAGAAACCGCTGCACATCAATGTCACTGGTCGAATATGTGACCGGCACCGTTCCGGAGGCATGACAGGACAGATAAAATTCCTGCCTGCTCTTGTGTTTGTACACGATCAGCTCACCGATCTGTACAAGCGGTCTGTATTCAGATATGCGTCTTGGTCTGATACTTTGATCATCCAGTTCAAACATATTTGATAAAGCCATATCAGCAAAGTCACCGTCACCTGTTAGCTGGTATAATGCTGTCTTAGCCTTTCGATCAGAAATCTTAGAATGCATCAGCATATACACTGACAGCTTTCTGCTGTCATCCCTGTAAACTTCTGACCCTTTCTGCATCATCTTTGCTATCCTGTTTACGATCTGCAGACCGATAAAATAAGGATTGGCAATGTCATTTGAATTGCTCAAACAGACAAGATTGACTGCCTTCCTGCCCTCCAGTTCCCTGTTTCGGTTCACGGTTTCATATAGGTTCATCAGTGCGTTAAATTCCTCTTTGATAGGTCTTGCCCTCTTTTCAGGAATACATTCATCATACAGGATCAGTGAAACATCCTGCATGAACTCAATACCTCTGATGCTGGCAAAGGTTGACAGCGCACCTATATAACCGATCGTATCAGTTGCATCTTCATCAACTGTATAGAATCGACCTAAGTTCCTGCCCATCTTCTCAGCCAGTACGGTTACTCCATATTTCAGCTGAATGTTCTTGAATGGGTTATTCAATCCATTTGTGACCAGATCAGCTTCTGTCTGTGTACGTCTGATATAAAGGAATGTTGGATGCTCTCGCAGTATATAATCCAATGATCCGTATGTTTTCCCTGTACCTCTGCCACCTATCACCCAGTGAAACAGATTGCCGTCATTGATCATAGCATCCATATTTGCATAGTCATTTTCAAGATATAATTTCATAACTCCTCCTTAATGAAAAGCAGGGATAAACCCTGCTTCTTTTACTGAACGTCTACCCAGTCAACCGAATAGCACAGATTTTTTGATTTGCTCAGATAGGTTCTGATCCTGAACCCTGCTTTTCCTTCGTTGATCGCCTGAATATCTTCAGGATCAGCAAGCATATCAGATACTGCCTGCAGCAGGTGTGAAGGTACATTTACGAATGCATCATCAATCGTGATAACTGGCTGTGCTCCGTACTTTCCCTTGGTGTTGATGTACAGCCCTCTGATCACATAGACCTTGGATGCTCCGTTCTCCGCATAGAGTTCAGCCAGTGTTGTGTAGTGAGAAACCTGTCTGTAATCAAATGTGAATGAAACTGTAGATTTTGCGTGTTTGCTTCCGAATGACATAATTTACCTCCTCATTTTGTCTTATGTCTCTGTATATACTTAAGTATATCATATTAATCGTTGATCATATCCAATAAATTTCTGTATTCATCAGATAATCCAAGATGATAAGTTGTGTCTTTGATGATCACATATGGAGTGATCTCAATAGGTTTACCGTCTATGAATATCAGATGCTGTGATGGTTCATCACAGTATGAAGATTCAGTCTTGCCTCCATGATAGAAAGTGAATCCTTCTTTAAAGTTTTCCAGAGAACCCAGTTCTTTTGCTCCCGCCTTCTTTGCTACGCCTGACACGGTTATGTGCAGTCCATCCTGATCCTCATATGCATACCTCTTTGCACCCAAGGTAATGAACCGATCATATGACTGCTCATATTCAAATACACCCATATAATGCTCTTTACCTTTGGCATCAACCGCATATGCTTTGTGCTTTTTACTGTCAGCTCTCCGATCAGCATTGAACTGTGACCAGTCCTGACCATGATCCACATACTTCACCGAGTCGGTATCACAGTATACAAACGAGTCCGGCACACTCTCAGCTATCTGTAGACCTTCTTCCAGCCTGTACCTTGCCCATGCTGTGACCCATACTCCCCACTGGTAACACAGGAATGCTTTTCTTTCTGCCTTCTGCAGCAGTTCTATCGGATCATCATTAGCCTCAGAGAAATTTACACCGTCAAACAGGATATTCTGTTTGCATGGATTCTGTGCCATCATGCCATACAGACCATTCAGCAATGCCTTGCTTTTGTCATAAAGAAGTTTACTGAACTCATCTTCTTTACCCTTCAGGACAGTTTTATCATGATAATAATTGCAAACCACTGATGTTATCTGTCTTGGCAGGTAATCATATGTTGTCCAGTAGCATTGTCCGATAACCATATCCTCAAAATCGTACTCTGACAGTATTATCCTGAAATCAATATCAGTAATAGTTGTCTCCAGATAGTCTGCACATAATATTCTGCCGTTATCATACAGACCACCTTCAATGCATCTGCTCTTATCATATGACAGGTATGGGCATCCCCATGTTTTCCTCTGCAGTCTGATATCTGAAAATCCTGCTGTAAATATGACTGCATGACCTTTTGCTATATGTTCCATGACTATTTCAGGATCAGGCTTTTCATATTCCCATTTACCCATAGGATAAGGACAGTTTACGATCACATCAGGATAAGAAGATGAACGGTCATATGACACCATTCCTGTGACCGGTTTTCCGGCATAGTATCTGTTTGCATGAGTGTTTCCGCCTCTGAATGCCTGATGCAGCAGTTCATAAACTTCATATGACGGCTGCATACTTCTCAGCCTTCCGTACGGAAACCTTCGCATACTGTGTTTCATGTCCCTTCTTGGATATCCTGTACTGGTCAGAGGTATCGTATACAATGTATCACCATCACGCTGCATCTGCTTTTTGATTGCCTCCACCAGTCCAGTGACATCATTGATACAATACTGCAGTTCCTGATCTGATAGTTCAGTCCAGGGATATCTCACTATGGAGTAATCAAAGTCATGTATCTTAGCATGCTCAATACCCATTTTATGTGTAAATGCATCCAGTGACATATTGGTCAAAAAGTACGAACATCTGAACTCTATTCTATCCTTGAATATACACTTCAGGACTTTCCTCCTATCAGTAGCAAATACCGTATCAGAATCAAACTGGTATAAGCCTTTTAGATATTGGAACTCATAGGAAAGGTTATGAACATAAACCACCAATGTCAGACCCCTTATACAGGTAAGCAGAAGGTCAGAGAACACTTGGAACTCTGACCATGTTCTGCCTATGACAGTGTAATCACTGTCTATCTGAAACTGCCAGATGTACATCCAGTTCAGTTCATCTTTTGTACTGGTTTCAATGTCGAATGCACATACACAGTTCAGATACTTTTCTTTCCTGCCGTGCGGATTCCCTGAAGGTGCATCCAATGGCATGTATTTTTTCATCATGGAAGGCTGGAAATCCTCAGCCTTGATGATCATGATAGTTCATCCTTGCACCACAAAACGGGCAGTATTCATAGTAATCTTCATCATCCCAATCACCTGTTACCACACCATAGCATAATGAACATGTATGTTCATCCTTGTAGTGTATCCATTTCCCACGTCTGACAGGCACTGCATCCGCATCAATCGGCCTTGTCATTATTCCTTCCCCTTTCATCTTCTCTTGCCTCTTCTCTTGGATGCTGAACGTGCTTTTCTTGCATTAAATGATTTTCTATGCGCTCCGATCCTTCGCCTGCTTTCCTTCTCAATGTCAATCTTTGCCTGATCCAGTGCTTTCTGCATTTCCTTCTTACTTATCTTTCCTCTTGCCTTCAGTTCATTCCATGCATCAGCTACCCTCTGGGAACCGTATGAACCGCTTCCTACTCCGAAAGCCCTTTTCATGCGATTCATAAACTTACCATAGTCTTTCAGGTCCTTCTGACTGACATTAATACCTTTTGCCTGAAGCGCAGCAGTTATGCGCTTGTTGCTTTCTCTTATACCACTGATAGATGATCTTTTTGCACTCAGGAATCTGGACAGATCACTTAATGCGGTAACAACATCAGCCCTGTCTGTTCCGATCTCTTTCAGTGTTGGGAAGCCTTCAGCGTGCTGTGCAAGTGTTTCAGCTGCTTCAGGTTTGCCCTGCATTCTGCCCAGCCTTTTCATGGCAATAGAACGCAGTCTGCTATATTCACTTCTCAACACAGCATCACTGGGATATATGGCTTTTGCAAGCTGCGGAGTGATCCACTCTTCTCTCAGCAAAGCAGGATCATATACATCCTCTTGCCTTGCTCTTCCTCCGCCCTTATATCTCGCCATATTCTTCATCCTCCAGTATGATTCTGTCTATGATCGTTTCAGTATGCAGGATCACCCCTGCACCGTTTGTCCATACCCTGCCTACTTGGATCAGACAGGCAGACATAGATTCATTTGGCATGTACAGACAGATATCATCATTGATCACATCTGCCTTGATGCCATAGGTTCTGCCTGACAGATACATCTGTTTATTACCTTTGATAAGACATTCAGAATAGATATTTGATGGACAATAATCATCAAAGTTATATGTACTGTTCATGACCTTGAATGCTCTCTTTGAGCAGTAGATATCATGTTCAATCATTGATAGACCTCCAAAACGAAGGCTCTTCATATGCTCTTGGTGGATCATATTTATATGATGCATCCAGTACTGCGATCAGGAACATAAACAGCATCACAGCAACTGCTATACACAGGCAGCACATTCTGATCAGTGCCTTAAATAAAGTTCCAATGGTATAATTCTTCATATTTTGCCTTCCTTTTCTGCACCTCTTTGATTCTTCTCTGTTTCTGTTTATCTCTGATATCTGCATTGCTGATAGCCTCAATCACCCTGTCATAATCATGGATGATATTTGCCAGGCTCTTATCTGTCATACTGATCAGATCACATACACGATTCAGATCATCCAGTTTCAGTTTACCGATTGCAGGAAGATATAAAGTAAATCCTCCGCTTGCCCATGTTCCAGTCAACCATTCATCATTCATCTTTGTACCTCCATAATGTTGATACCAAAATCCCTGTGTAAACAGCATCAATCATGTGATCCTGCTTTCTCCAATCATACCTTGCCTCAACATTCAGAACCTTATCTGTCAGATACCTACGATTCAGTTCAACTGCATCAAGTACATTCAGAATCTCTCCCTTCTTTACTCCACCAGTAGGTGTGATAATGTTAATCGCAACGTTTGCCTCTAAAGGCATAGCATACAGTAATTCATACAACCTCATTTTGTTTACCTTTCCTTTCTTCATTAATTATCTCACAGAAATAGTGAAAACGATCAACGAATTTTCTTGACATTATCAGTTTACTATCACCAAACAAAAGTTTACTGGCACTAAACAGGGGGAAATACATGCATGCATATAGGGTTTGGTAACTTT